ATTTTCCTCCTTTACCGCTATGCATTGGATTAGTTCCTGAAAATGAACCATTATTTCCAGGTAAAAGTTTTTCGTTAACTTCCATGTCAAAGCGTTCTTGTGTTGCGGCCGCATTGGCGGCCGCATTGGCAGCCTTATTAGCCGCATTGGCTGCCTTTATTTTGCTTGGTCGATCATACATATATCCTTGAACCTGTCCCCCACGTCTCCTTTTATTAGACCGAACTTTACGTAAACGTCTACCAGCTGTCTGTCCAGTGTTTCTTCTATGCAACCAGGGTGCATTTCTACTCCACCAGCTTTGACCTCTCGGATTAGAACCTTCTATATTTTTTCCATCTTCGTCTGGGTAGACCTGATGATAAGTAAATCCCGGCGAATTATCCACTAGCAGAGGTTTCTGTTGCGTAGTGCTCATTATATATATATATATAACATATAAAAAAATATCTAAACATGGTCCAGTTTCACTAAACATATACTCGAAACGACCGGCATATTTCGAATAAATTGACTATCGGAAGACGAATCGCCCTGAACGACTTCGGTCTTTAAGACCCGTTTTTTAGACGCACGATGTTCATAGCCCGTCTCGCGTTCTTTCTCAATGATATTCCAAACATCGCGAATCTTAGGTAAAGCTGCAGAAAACCATGCCTTACACCTAGGAACCATGACACAAGAATAATCGGCTAAATACCAATACTGAATTTCGTAGATCGACCAATCCCGGCGAAGTTCCGTTCGTTTTTCAAAGATCCATGCATCAACGCAATCTTTTGTCAAAGGAATATCGAGTGGCATATATTCATATTTTGGCGAATTGGTCGCCGATGCATAGGCGTTTATATCACCCACACTGACTCGCTGAACAAAATATAAAATGACACCGCGATATTCGTGGTCTGCATCGGCATAAAATTCTTCTTCTGAATAATCTTTGAACACGGTTTCAAAGAAATCGCATTCGTCTAAATCACACACCTCCATCTGTATTTGCATTTGCACCCAATATTCCTCTTTGGGAATACCATTAAGCTCGCGATTCACTGGATTTTTTATTTCCAACATGCGCCCATATCTTTCCGAGGAAGGGTCGGTATTGATTCCGTCGGGCGACGCACCGATAAACGGGTAATCCGCATGTTGGATGCATCCAAATTCGGATATTGTGGTACAGTACATTTGGCTATAAATCATAACGGATACGGGTTCGAATTTTTGCCCCAAGTGCATTGCTGACGAGGTATTCGTCGAACTGCCGCTGAAATATTCGAGCGGTTTACATTTTTCGTAAATCAAGCTATTTTGCTGAGATTCGGTGCCGAGACATTTGAATAAGCTGCTAGCCGAGATTAAATTATATCGAAATTCGTACCATTCGCGAGATCGTTGTTCGGGTTGTTCTACTTGTTGTAATACTGTAATCTTTCTTTCAATAGATGAAACGCAGGGAATATCCAATATAGCGGCGCTTTTATAGGATCTGGGCTTGGATATTCCAAATTCGTAATAATCCTCGATGCAGGATTCGACGAAATCGTAGATTTCTTCTACGTTGGATTCATTATCTTCGAAAATGCCACCTTGAATCCACTCGGATATCAACAACTCGGAAATAGATTCAATCATATCGGGGTTGAATTTTGGGCTCATCGTATGTAAAATATTGGCATCTATATACTCAGATGTCAGCTCATATATGGTGATCATAAGCTCTATATAATCATATTCATCAAGAGAATCGATGAATGAAATCTCTGGCTCGGTGTCCAAACAAATCTCTTCTACATCGGATTCAGTGGATTCCGCTATAAATTCTGAATCTGACATTGATTATTATACTATATTCTATCGATGTCTTTTTATTGTTTTAATATTCAATTTTATTTCAGGGATTAGACGCGTCACCTGAACCGAGTGCATCCTCTTCCGGTTGAGCTTCTTCTTCTTCTGGTTCTTCTGGTTCTTCCGGTTCATCTGTATTTGCTTTTATAAATTCAACGTTTCTTCCGTCACAATACGTATGAAGCTCTCCTATTTTATTAAAATTCTTTTCATACCATTCTTTATTATTGGCACTAACACCTTCGCTCGTTATAATCGTAGTTATTTCTTTAAATGCGTCAAAAACGTTATTTATAGGTAGGGGCAATTTTAACGGCTCGCTTTCTTTAACTGGGGTGCCATAATAAGTTTCATAATGTACTCTGGACAATAAATTAGTCAGATAGTATGGAATTACCGGAAGTTCCTCTCTAACTTTATTTTTTTTTGTAGTTATTTCATTTAATTGTTCATTTAATGATTGTAACGCTCTTAGGTCATGGCTCTTATTTGCCTTTTGTGAAATTATATAAGAAGAATCACCGTCGTGTCTCTCACTATTTAAAAACCCGTATCCCTTATTAATGCCACAATCCTTCCAATGTTTGGCTCCTCCACATTCTTTGCTTAATGCGCATATTTTATTATAAACTACAAGAGAATTATTTTCATCGTTTTCTTTAAAATAGCATCTACCGTAATCTATAATTTTAGCTATGTATCTAGATTTAAAATTAACAGTAGAACCATCTTCCAGATGATAATAGAAATCTACATATCCTTCTTTTATTGGCTCTGTTAATAATATATTATTTAAATGCAAATCGTAATGTGTAAAGTTGTCAATAAGACGAGAAAGCGGCATATAAATCTGATAAAGAATACCGATAATATCTATATTTATAAATCTATTAAGAGGTCTTGTATTATCTGTTCCGTTTGGTTTGTATCTAAGAACACTTCCTAGTGTCGTACTCCTACTTATATGTTGAATTAAAACGCATATATCACTATTATGTGTGCAACTTGTTTTATAAAAACTATCTGTATCCGTTTCGTCTAACAATTCTAAGTCTTTTGATAAATTTAAATGCGTCCTTGAATTCGATAATAGCTGTTTATAAATAGACTTTTCTTTATATCTACCATTATCATGTTTAATATTTTTATATTTAAATATCCCATATGTCTCTAAAAAACATGTATATTTTTTCATTATTTTATTTATGTATTTACCTACAATATATTCATATCCTAAGTTATCAGGAACGTGTTCAATTCCATAGGACGATTTTAATATGGCGTGTGCCGTATAAGAACCGCGTCTATATTGAATCTCACTTATAAAACCATTATCTCCTGTGGTTATTAATTTTATTGGTTGAACTATATAATCGGTATTTGTAAAATTACTAAAATATTTATTTATCATTTCAGTATGATCGCCAAATATTATACAAACCCCCGAAGCTGTACATATGGAATTAAAAAAATCTTTTTTTCTCTTTAAATAATGTTTTTTTACTCTAAGAGCAATTTGCGTTCCCGCTTTTTCTTCTACGGTTTTTATTTTTTTAACTTTCTTTGTAGTAGTTATATCTTGAGCGCACGATAAAGAAGTACAGTTGCCTGCTCCTTTTAATTTGCGCCTTCTTACTGTTCCGTTATGCTTTAATTCATTTATCGGCAACGTTTCCCTTAAATCTCTATGGAGACGCCCTTCTGCTTCGCTTGAGGGCGTCCCATTATAAATCTTCAAGGATGTAATGTATTGTCTTTTTTTTGTTTTTGTTTTTGTTTTCATAAATATATATTATATATAATATATAATATATTATCAATGATGATTTTACATACTTGATGTAAATATAGAAAAAAGGAGGTTATTCATGTTGGTTTGTTTATACAAACCTTAGCTAAGCAAAATGTTCTCTGATTGACGTTTGGGTGTCAACGATTTCAGTGTCGAAACTCGCTTTGGATCCAAAATCTTCAACGTGAAATTCTTCTTCTCCGAATTAAAATGGAGAGAAGGGATGGCGGAAAGTTCCTTCGAATCTTGATTGTACGTTACGTCCTTCGCCTTTTGCAGTTTATTCTTTTCCAAACATTCGATGAAAAATGTCTTAAGCGCCTTGACCTCTTTGACAGGAAGACTGTGATCCTTGCCGTACTTTTCGGCAAAAGCATGTAGTTTTTGTATCTTGACAGTCTTATCCAGCTTATTCCATGGTTCGCTCTTATTGTGTATTTTTTCCTTTTCTAAAATCATATCCATGTTGGTATACGATGTTGTTTCTTGTGTAAATTGCGCCATTCCTGGTATAAAAGGCACATTATTATATCCCTTCTTTTGTGTGACGGGCGTTTCAATTTGTACGAATGGAGTCAAAAGTTCATTAATATTAGGGGGCACCTGGGTTCCCGTTTGATAATTCTGATCAATATCCTTTGCGTCTGCCATTATTTAGAGGATACTTCTTTATATACTTAGTATAAAGTTTAATGTTTATCTTGTTTTGTAAATATATATTCTCAGGGAACCTACGGTTCCCCGAACCCCTCCCTTCCGTTTTTTGCATTATTCCCACGAACCCCTCCCTTCCGTTTTTTGCATTATTCCCACGAACCCCTCCTTTTATCTTTTCTATTTGTTTTTATTCTATTATTTTTAAAACCGTTGAATATATACTATGACCTCAAAAACCGTCGATCTTCCGCCACCAAAAAAGACCATTATCGAGAAACCTAAAAAAAAACGCGTAATCACCTCTGAAGAAAAATGGACATTTTCCCAAGCTGATATTCTATCAGAATCCCAGATCGACTTTCTAAGTCCCATATTGGACGAAACACAAGAAAAAACAGTACAATCGGCCGTTATTTTAACGCAAATCAAGAATAAAATCTCAGGCTACAAAGGCCAAGATATTGAAAAGAAGATCTTGGACATAGACAAATTCGTGACGAAAGAAAAAGTATTCGAACTATTCGAAGAGTCAAAATTGGTTTGTTACTATTGTAAAAACCCCACGAGGGTGGTTTACGAATTTGTACGTGATCCAAGACAGTGGACGTTAGAACGCTTGGATAATACGATGGGACATAATTGTGATAATGTAGTTTTATCGTGCCTGCAATGTAATTTGAAACGCCGATGTATGAATCCAGAACGATATTTGAAAACCAAGGCAATGTCTACCATCATTAAATCTTCTTAACACACTGGGTCATTTTTTTCATGAACGAGGCGGGTTTTTCACCAACGGGATTTTGTATTTTGAATAGACATTTTTCGTCTACAACGTAAATAAAGAAAAGGGGCGCTCCAAACTTCGCAATGTTTTCAAAATAATCGGGTTTTGATTTCATAAACGCGGAAATTGTAATGAATCGATGAAGAGGAACTTCAATTGACAGATCGCTTTTGTTACACACGGCGACGTGATAAAGTCTAGGAATAATTTGATACGCTTTCGACGACGGTGCGGGTATGAAATCGCGCGGTTTTTCGCAAGAAAACTCGGGATATACTGCGTTGTAGATTTTTAGGTATAAATCTTCTAGCGAACTATCTGTATTTATTGTGATGTTCATTCTGCGATCGGTAAGAAGAATTCGAAACCGAACAATTGGATTTTGGAGAGAAACCTGCGAAGATCTGGGCTTTTCGTAAACCGAATAGTCGAACATTACGTCAGATGAGATGAATTTAAAAATCATCTCATTTTTGTTTCAATTTTTTGTAATCATATATATATATGCCAGACCTTGGTGAAAGATATGGTGAAAACGTGGTTTCAAAATTATCAGAAAAATTAAAAACATTGAATCCTGAAGATCAACCGGATTACACAAAGAGAATAATTAAGTTTAAGTATTCACTGGCAGTACCTCTCCAGGAGACTTTTGATACATTGGAAGAGTTATTATCTAAATATTTAGATGTAATCAATTTAATAAACGCGGATGAACGAGCCGGTGACTATAAATATTCTTATGAACTATTATTGAAATTACCGTGGGCATTATCTAGTCGAGAACAGAAGATATTAACTGATACTAATACGTCTTATAATCGCGAGGAGAGGATGGCTGCTTCAGAAAAAGAATATAAAGAACAAAAGACGTTTCCTGAGAGGTTTGGATATAAAAAACCCGAATTCAAACCCGAATTCCTTTTTTCTGGAAAATCTGAATTAAATTATCCGGAATATACAGCGGATAAAATTGTACGCGATTACGCTGTTGATCCTAGCCTTGTAAACAATAGAACAAAAATGTATTTATTGGAATTAAATAAAATGATACAACGTTTGGATACATTTAACGGAGATAAAGACGCGTATGATATAATCAATGCGTATACTTATTCAACGGAAGTCTTGCATTCAGACGATGCCCTTCTCCCGCCTTCTGACACAATATTTGCAAAACCTACAGATAAAACTACAAATAAAGGCCAACCTATTCGTATTTCTAATCTTGGCCAATTTATCAAGGGTGGAAAACGAAAATCAAGACGTCTTCGCAAAAAATCAAAAAATACCAAGAGAAAACGTGTTAGAACGCGGGTACGTCGGTAAATATTTGTGTAGTTGCCGCATTTAGAACCTTGGTTTCCGTAACAACATTGAAAAAATCCGTCAGATTTTGCTGGAAATGAAAGAAAATAAAGGATCCGGTGATAGAACAAACCAAGACGACGAGAAGATCACGCACGATGTCCTTTAGCGGCTTGGGTTCGTCTTCTTCGTCGGTTAAAAAACGTAGTTCGACGTATTTACTGAGTCCGAAAAGAGCGGTGATAATAAAAGCGAGTAAAAACGACGCGTTCATCTTTATCGTATACTAAAACGATGAAGATTTTTCCTTTTTCTTGTACGCATCTCAGGGAACCTTCTCAGGGAACCTACGGTTCCCCGAACCCCTCCCTTCTAATAAAGAAATCCCCAAGTTTATAACCTCCACAAAGGGAGGGGGTAAGGGGGAACCGTAGGTTCCCCCTAAAGGACGTCGAAATCCAAGATCGGTGGTTCTTCGTAAGAAATCGCCGAAACCGGATCCAAATCCATAATTCCTAAACTACTAATATCTAAATTATCGGTGTGAATTCTGATTTTGTCGTCGTCATCCGCCTCCTCTTCTAATCTACGCTGCATGGCGCGAGATGTACTAATCTCTTCCAAGCGTTCAATCGTCTTGGGTGCATTCACCGATTCGACCTGATTATTCTCGTTGAGAACGGCATCGAAATCATTAAAGCTGAGTTTGGTTGTCACCTTCTCTTCATCAATGTTTCGCACGGAAGGAACCACGGACACAGATTCTTCCTTTTTATCTTCAGTCTTGGATTCTTCCGAAACGGCTGCGTCTTGGGCCTTCTCAGGTAAGACGGGTTCTTTTAAAGCCTCAATAATGACCTCTTCTTCGTCTTCCACGCTTTCATCCATATACGCGCGAATAATCTCTTCCGTCGGAATACTCTCACGAACGGAAGTCAAAATGCATTCTTGGATAATCATTTCGAGTTCGCGATTATTCTTTTGGATTTGTAGCGGCGACACCGATTTTTCGAATAAATAGACGTTGGTATAAATCTTCCGGGCAACGTGAATGTATACCTTATGAATGAAATGGTCCAGCTTGGGAATAGAAATATCAATCTTCTTTTGTTTATTTCCCACGCGAATGCAGGTCAAGACTTTTAATTGAATGATATGTACACAAGTGATCAAATCTTCTAAATAATTGCATCCACTGCGTTCAATAATCCGTTTTCGTTCTTGTTCCACAATTACTGAATTCCACGTAGGAACACGCGATAATAAATTTTGGAATGTCATTAAATATTTTCCCACTTCGTCCGTATCCACGCACATTTTCCAAGCCTCGTTGAAAAGGGATCGGATTCCTTCGACGACCAAGGGCGTGAATGTGCTTATGAGACGTCCGCACCATTCGTTGCGCGATTCGTATAAATTCGAAATCACGAAATCGTCCATTTAGTATAGAAATATATTCTTTATAATATTTTTCTACGAATTGCGGGGACCACTAAGAAAATCAAAGAGATAAAACATTAATAATTTCTCGCATCGATATTCCGATTTGATTCGCTGAAACTCCATGATAAAATCGGTTTTTTCCAATTCAGTCCATGGACAAGAATCTTTCACCCATTCCACTAAATCTAGGCAAGAAATACCGGCTTCATATGCACGGGATACAATATCTAATAACCGCGCGTGATCTACATTGCGGTGTAATTCAGGAAAGGCGTCGAACCAGGAAGCTTTAGAAACCGCCGGGCCATATACTTTTTCCAAATGGTATTGATGCAGACTCGTCGTTTTACCTTCTTGGTCCAGATACTCGGGAACATAGATTTCGCAAAAACGCGACAATATAGGATTGAGTAATTTATGTTTATTTTCGACGACGATAAAAAACCGTGTATTCGAACTGAATAGCTCAATGCACCTGCGCAAAGCTGACTGCGCGTCAATAGTAAGACTATCTGCGCTGAAAAGAACGATGGTTTTGAACATGACACCGGTTTTACTTTGTACGCCTTGGATATTAGTTTTAGCAAAAAATTTGAGTTCGTCGCGAATGAATTTGATTCCTTTTCCATGGGCGCAGTTTACGAACATGACGTTGTTCTTCAACTTTTGTTTATCGGCGCCGTAGATTTTATTCAAAAAATAGTAAACGAGCGTTCGTTTTCCGGTTCCAGGCGAACCGTGAAAAATGAGATGCGGTATTTTTTGTGTTTTGTAGAAATGATCGAGTTTTTTTGTGATATTTTCATGTATATTCAAATCTTGGTTCATTATACTATCTATGGATTCGTATTTAAACCTTTTAACGTGAATTTAGTGATGTTGTAGAATTTAGTTTTATTTATATACATATAGTATAATGAGTACATCAGAAACTGAACAACCAAAAACAGAGGTTGATCCCTGTACACCCGCAGTTTCAAATATTTGGAATCTTTTTGGAAAGAGTAAGGCATGTAAAGAAAAAGGAGGAATCGGTGTTGCTACAAGTGTAACTCCAACAACGCCGGTTGACACGCCGAATCTCCCTCCAGTGGAGGCTTCTAATAATGTTCCCGCTTCAAATGAATCTGACGAGCCCGCATCTTCAGGGCAGCCTGCTGAAAGAAAAGGCGGATGGTTTTCCAGAGGCGGAAAGCGCAAGTCCAAGGCGAAAAAATCAAAGCGTAAGAATCGGAAACAAAAAAAGAGCAGAAAGAGCAGGAAATAAAGTCTGCGCACATATTATATGTGGTTTCCTTTATTTAGAACCAAGAAATCTCGGTCAAAAAGTGTAAAAACATCAAAAGGTGGTGTATCGCGTAGAAGAAAAGTTAAGAAATCTATTCGCACTCGTAAACATCGTTAATCTTTGCCGACGTAAATCGCAATACATTTTTGCTTCCATTCATCGGGTTCGTCACCACTGATATATTTTTTCATGACAACCTCAAATAAATTCCATGTTCTAGGATGCTTCAACATTTCGGGGGATTTATACGGAAACTCCTTGAGTAATAAATCTTTCAATTCGTCGCGAAATTCAGTTTGGTCTTCCGGGACATTTTGTAATATTTCGCAAAGAACAACAGCAGCGTCTCTGGGTTCGGGGCCTGAGGGTTTGGACATTTTTACGTGCCGTGTAAAATATTTACAGACGTTCAATTTTATATATTCCTAGATGTAATATATATAATATGATTGATAACAAGGAAAAAAAGAACAAACCACCATATACCCATTTAGAAAAACATAAAATATACGAAGAACAATACCAAAAAAATGGTTTATATTGGGGTCTCGGAATAGAGAACGAAATATATTTGGAGTTTGATAAGAAAAAACGGTTTACTAAAGAGGAATTCATAAAGAATCATGCGAGAGAAAGATATAGCGTGGATTATTTTTCGAATTATAAGAAGGAATATTTGGACCAAGCTATCAACATTGTTTCAAAAGACGTAGAATCAATAGAATTACCCATTTTATTGAAATCGCACAGTTTTTCCAAGACCGATATATACAATCAACCCGAGACCCTATGTGAAAACGACGCGCCACCAAATCCAAAATATTCAGGGAAAACACTCTTGGAAATACTCACGGAACGTAATCCCTATTTCAAAGACGCATGTGACGTAAAATGGGTATTCGACGGAGATACGATCGAATTTCCGACGCGCAATTTTTACAATGCGACTCTAAGGTCGGCGATCACAGAATTAAAAGACATCAAAAAAGAATTTGTCCAAGAATTGAACCAGACTTTGGAAAAAGACAATATTTTCGAATATTATGGTTCGGTAAAAATCATGGATCAAAATCACCCTTTTGCGACATACATGACAAATTTGTCCAATATTGCCATGTTTAATAACGGAACGCTGCATTATAATATTACTTTGCCCACCGAATTGGACGAAGACGGTAAAATCAAAGATTATCCGAAATTTGTCAAAGAGCATTCGACCGCGTGTAAATGGATACAATGGATGGAACCGTTTTTCTTGGCGAAATATGGGTCCGAAGATCCTTTTTCCAAGATTGCCTGTTTGCATCCAGAAGTTCAAGAATATTCCTCGGGCGCTTCGCAAAGATGCGCGGTTTCTAGGTATATTGGCGTCGGAACATACGATACGGACGAGATGGAACCTGGTAAGATTCTGACCAAATCTGTCGACCAAATAAAGAAACCCGACCAAGATTGGTGGTTTGATCGATTCTATGAAAACACGTCATATACAAAATTGGACGAAATTGGAATGGATATTAACTTTAATAAACATTTCAATCATGGGATAGAGATTCGGTTTTTTGATCATTTGTCCAAGACGGACCAAATCGAAGAATCGTTCGCGAATTTGATACATTTGATGGATTGGGCCTTGGAAAAAGACGTTGAAAATCCGGTGAAAACCGAAATGTGGAACGATTTTGTATATAAAACAATGATTCACGGTAAAAACTACTTTTTAAATGAAAAAGAGATTGCTGTATATGAAAAATTATTTGACGTTACTCTTAAATTCAGAAACATAATTCGGGTCTTTGATGAAATATTTGATAGCCTGG